CAGGTAGATGGGCTGTCCGTCGGCGTCACGCAGGCCGCGGAGCGACCGACGCAGGAAGCGACCGGTGAAGGCGCTGTTCACGTCGAACTCGTCGTCCTCGACAAGGCCGAAAGCCTCGTTGAAGTCGACCGCGAGGTCGGTGAACGTGGTGTCCTCGCCGCCAGTACCGCGGACCTGATAGTTGCCTGCTGCAATGGCACCGGGCACCAGAGCCGGGTCGAGCCAGGAAGCGGGCTTGTTCGTGCCGAAGAAGATGGCAGCGTCCAGGACGCGACCGAACTCCTGAGCGACGAGCGGGCGGACCTCGGACCAGATGTCGAAGTTGGCATCGGCGAGGGTGTTCTCGTGCACGGGCACGATAACGGCGATCTCTTCGGCGATGAGTTCCTTGTTCGTCCAGCTGACCTTGGAGGTCTGCTTCACGCCGGAAGCGTCGGTGGAGTTGTCGTGTGTGACGAAGCCTGCCGTCGGCAGCGCCGACAGTACGGGCATCCGGGCCACACCAGCGCTCATCCGGACGGTCCGGAACGCGGCGAGGGCTGCCGACTGGGCAGTTTCCGGTTTGATGATTTCTGCGATGTCCTGACGGGCCAGGAGAGCCAGCGCGTCGGCACGGGAGATGTCAGCCATTGGACTGACTCCTTTCTGGCACGAATGCCGTGGTGAGTATTACTTGAGGGCGGATCGAAGGAGAGCGTTCATGTCCGGCTTCTTGGAACCCGGTGCTGCTGCACTGGAGCCAAGTGCCGTTGATGTGGCCGAGGGGTTAGCCGCGTTCCACGTCTTGACAATGTCTGTGATGGATTCGTCGGTCTCGAACAGGGCCTTGGTAAAGGTCCGGCTGTCCAGGGCCTTACCCAGCGGGCCTCCGGCTGACTGCAAGAACGCCTCGAGCCGGTCATACCGGGTCTGGAGCGTTTCTACGGCTTCGGCTGTGGGCCGTGCTGCGAGGTCGGCCTCCATCTGGGTGGCCTTCTTGCTCGTGGCTCGCAACTCCGTGATCTCGGTCTTCTGAGAGGCGATGCTGAGCTTCTGAGCGGCGAGGGACTTGACCAGAGGGTGGTCATCGGGCAGCTTGATGGGCTCGGTGCTGGCCTGCTGCTGTGTACCGTTCTCTCCCGTTTCGGAAGTGGTGCTCTGCTGCTGGCCTTGCGCTTCCTGACCCGACGTTTCGTCGGTGGAAGTGTTTGTGTCGTTGTCGGTAGGCATTTCGCCTGTCCTTTCCATAAGTGTAACTGATTGGGCTGGCAAGTGCAAGCCCAGATACTAAACCCACCTATTTAGGTAGGTCTTCCTCCTTGGAAGTGTGTGAGGGGGTCACTTTGGACCCCATTTCTTGAGAGCCGCCCGATACTGGGGGCTGTTAGTTCCGAACATGACCTTGGCATTCTGAAGCTTCTGCTCATCTGTCATGTTGAGGCCATTAGTAATCTGGAGGGCAGGCTGAGCGTCCGACTTGTGGACAGGCTGAGCCGTGCTGGGTGCTGCTGGGTTGCCCTTGCCGCTGAGCGGGTCGCGCTGGGTGGCCGTGGTAGGTCCGGCGCTGGCCTTAGCCTTGGCCCCCTTCACCTTGAGGTCAGCCCAGCGAGGATCCATGGTGATGGACCCATCCGGCTGGAGTGTACCCTTGTAGGCCACACGTGAGCGGAGCGTGGGAATGAGCGTGCAGCGACCGTTCGGGTGATCACGGATAGCACTGTCCTCCACGACCAAGCCCTCACGGCTGAGGCAGTAATCGCACGTCCGCTTAGACTCCTCGCTGCCCCACACCATAACGAGCAAGGGCAGGTCGGCAGTGCTGTCCCACTGGTTCTTCCAGTAGGCACTCACGGTCTCGGTCCGGGCTAGGCGCTCCAGCTTGCGGTAACTCTTTCCCAGGCCAGCGTTCAGCATCTGCCTAGCGGCGTCCCGGCTGTTCAATCCGGCGGTGATGCTTGCGCTGATGGCTGCCTGCTGCATGTCATCGTAGACCTTGCCGAGGAACGGGCTAAGCTCCAGCGTCTTGGGCACTGGGAAGCCCGCCAGCGCCCCCAAGCTGGCAGCCTGCCCACCCAAGCGCTGGATGAGTGTGGTGCTCGTACGCTGGAACTGACGGATGTAGGCAGGGACGTCAGTCTGAGTGGACAGACCCCCGAGCCAGCGGAGGTAAGCCTTGCGAAGCTCACGCTCCATCTTGTCAGTAGGTACGGTAGGCATTAGATGTCCTTATTGCAGCGTTCGCAGCGAATGGTCTGGGGGGCGAAGGAGTAGGCGCTTCCTGAGTAGTTGCTCAGGTGGAGGCCCACCCGACACAGGAGACGGCCGAACATCAGACGCCAGCCTTGGCACGCTGTCCGGGGTTGTCCCCGTATGCCTTGACCTGCCCCGGTGTGGCCGGGAGGCCAGTTTGGCCCATAGCGGTCATATCGGTGGGCTGTCCCAGCTGGCCGTCCGTGGGGGCACCCAAGCTGTCGTCCTCGTAGTCCTCCAGGTCCACTCCAGGCGTTACCACCTCGGCAATGTAGGGCAACGGGTACCCCATAGTGCTAAGGGCTATGCCGTGGGCGTCTGCAGCCTCCTGGAGCAGGTCGTCCTCGGTGTTCCAGATAGCGAACTCCTTCTCGGCGCTGTCCTTGACCTCAATCGTCCGCTCCACACCGAGCAAGGCTGCGAGTTCTTCAAGCACGGGGTCCAGGTTGTCACGCATACGGGCGATCTTATTGTTGAACCGCTTGCTGAGCACCTTCAGGGCCACACCAGTCGGGGGCACGCCTTGTCCAGGCTTGAAGTAGTGCTGAGGGATGCCGCTGCTCTGGCTCACCTTGTCAATGATGCTGTCGTGATATGCTATCATGTCGCCGATGGTGGGTGGGTTCAGCTGGCCGAAGGGTCCATCACTGCTGGTCGTGAAGATGCGGCCACTTGCCCCCTCCACCTCCTGCTCGGTCATGGCGTCTGTGTTACCCTGTCCCCCGCTGGGCAGGTACGGGTTCGTCGGGGGTAGCTCCACATTCATGAGGAACCAGAACGGCCGAGCGTACATCTCAGCGATCACGGTCTGGTCAATGATGCTGTGGTTCACCCGGTCCTGCAATGCAGCCAAGCTCGGGCCGAAGCCCTTGTCGTCCAGGGCCAGCCGGAACAGGGTGTTACCCGTGGTCTGTTCAACGAACTGGTAGCCCTGCTTCGTCGCGGCTGTCATGTCGGTGGGCACGTCCTTACTGAAAAGACGCGTGGTCCCGTTAGTGTAGGCGAACGTGACGTAGTCTTGCATCTTCTCAATGGAGCGCGTGAAGATAGCGGCGACAGTATACAGGCCGTCGCTGATCATCTCGTAATGCTCGGGGAAGTGGGGAGTGCCAGCGGAGTCCACCACCACAGGGCACTCCCCACGTGCAAGGAGGGGCACTAGCACATCGCTGAAGCCCCTCAGCTCATCGGGTACGGGAACAAGGTTCTCAGCGTACAGGTCAATCACGGACTTATAGATGTTCTCGCTGGTCTGCTGCTTCCCGATGTCAGGGAAGGCCTCGGCGACATAGCTTTCCCATGCCTTGCCGTGCAGCGCGTACGACATCACGCCGTTGTAATATGTGGTATAGGTCGGGGCTTCCCGCTCGAGCAGGTATGCCTCAATCCGGCTGATGCCGGTGTCCTGTGTGGTGAGTGTGTCGGTCATGTTAGTTTCCCATCCGGAAGTAATCTGCTCGGCCTTGCTGAATAGCTTGTGTCATGGCGTCTACCTCGTCGTCATGCTTGCCGAAGGGGAAGTCCCTAAACTCTTGGAACATGCCGTCACTGTAGATGCTGTCCACGATTGCAACGTTGCCCTCGTCCACGATCGGCTGGATAGCCAAGGCCCGGACCTCCTTGCTCCCCTGAGGGGTCACGGGCTTGATGAGTGCTGCCCGCTTCCTCAGGGTGTTGAGCAGGGCTGCCCCGTTAGCTGCCTTCTCCACATAGATGCGACTGGTCTGGGGCCAGCGAGCGGCCATCTGCTGAATGGCGCTTACCGTCTCAGTGAAGGTGGCCCGCTCGTGGTACCGGTCGATCATGATCCAGCGCTGCCCTATGACGGCCCATACCTGTCCGGCCACATAGTCCCCGGCTGTCGCTTTCTTGCGACCGTTCTGGATGGTGCCGAACGTCAGGTCCCACGACTGCACCACAAGGGCACGGCCCAAGGTCTGCATGAAGCCGTGGTCGTCCCTGAAGACAACTTGGTCCCAGGGTATGACGTCTATCTTGTTGACGTTGATATAGCTGCCACCAGTGACCTGAGGGTCACCCTGATAGAGTGCCTGCCAGACGTAGGTCCCGACCGCTGACTTGATCAGCTGCCAAGACTTAGCACTCCGGTTCTGCACTGATGGCAGCCATTCCCCGACTGCTCGGCCAAGTATGTCCACATTACCGAGAGAGTCGGGGTGAGTGGAATCGTGTGTGGCCTGAGCGGGTATGTTGACGTACTCGGCATCTAGTGCCTTCTGTACGTGAGCTATGAGGTCGTCCTTGTGCCAGCGAGTAGCAATGACGATGATCTGTGACAGGCTGGCCATACGGGTCAGGACGACGGAGCTGAACCACTCGGTCGTCGTTTCACGGATGGTCTCAGACTGGGCTTCTTGCATGTCCTTGATGGGGTCATCAATAACGGTCATGTCACTGCGGAACCCTGTCATGGCACTGCCCCGGCCA